TTTGTTTTTTAAGTGTCTCGCAAGGATACTAAAAGACCCTGCGGATGATAAGACCCCCGACATGGGGTCTACTTACATCAGCACAGGGTACGATTCTTTCGGGCCTGAGTTATGTAAAGTTATTTATACATTATGCCACCTTATGATTATAGGGTCAACCTCCCTTGTGACAGTTTACTAACTGGCACACTAGTTCAAGAAAATAAGAAGACCGTCAACCTTAACATCAGCTTTTGCTTTAAGTGATAGTGATCCAGGAGTTAAACCACTCATATCTCCAAACGCACCACCTGCTGATAGAGCAATAGTTCCAATACCAGACTTAACTGTAATATTACCCAACTTAGTACCAACTGCCAAAGAAGAAGTTCTATCTGGAACTAAAAAGGAATTAGGTAAAGCAGCACCAGTGAAATGTAAATTAGCAACACCAAGAGTACTAACTTTCAAATCTCCTATAGCTTTCATGTTAATATGACCAGCAGAAATTATATTTCTTGATGCTCTTGGATCAAATTGTGTTGCTGTTTCTTCAGCAGCACCAATAGTTTCTTTACGACTGGTAACAATCTTTCTACTTATACCAGATCTTTCACTAATTTGTCCTGCTGTCATCATAATATCGCCACCACCACTAGGTCCAGCTTGCAACATAATAGTATTCTTAGCTTTAAGAGCAAGAACATCTGCTGCTTCAATTATAATGTTAGTGCCTTGTATCTTAATACTACCATGCGTTTCACTTATCCAATCACCAGAATTAACATCAGAACGTGCTAATCCTTTCCTACCAGCTTTACCAGAAGAATCAGATCCTTTACCATCAACTCCGCTATCTGGATCAGCAGTTGCTTCTGATAGAATCGGTCCTTCAGATTTTAATATTAAAGGTCCATGAGAATTAACAGCAAATCTTCCACCTCTAACATCAGCAGCAGGTGGTCCAGTGAGCATTGCAATGTCACCATTGCCACCTATATGAATACCAAATCCACCTTCTTTACTCCTAACCTCTAAATCCCCACCATCATCAAGTATAGTCCATGCAGGGCAGTTAACAAGAACAGTTAATTGTTTCTCTTTCTTTTCCTGTTCTTCATTTGCAGTCGTTGGTTCTACAAGATCCCCAAGAGTTCTCTTTGTCTCCAAACTACCATCAGCAACCTCAGTTGTATCAAAATTTGCCATAATACCTCCTAAGGACAGTCAATGTAAGAACCTGTTCCGATCTTAGCAGAACCAATTCTAACACGTTCAGCAGGATCTAAGCAAGCTAAGGAAGGAAGAAACTTAGCACCATATCCACCACCGCCAAGAATCTTAACTTCTGGATAATCACTAAACATAAGTTCTCTGTTCTTTATTCTAACACTAATAACCTGACCTTTATCATTTATAACTGCATCAGCAACTGTTGGATCTCCATCAACAAATACAGTAGGTGCTGATTCATATAATCTTCCTGGTCTTATCATAGTAAAGGAATCAATAATACATTCTTTATTAGCACTAACAGGATCATTAATCTTGTAATTATATCCAGGATCAGTAACACGAATCTCCTGAACTATTCCATTCTCATCTGTTAATGCAATTGCTACAGCTCTAGTACCATTACCAGATATCAGAACAGTTGGTGGTTCTTTATAAGGATCACCTTTATCTTCAATAGGAATGTATATTATCTCTCCACGAGGTCCAGTAATAGGTGGTCCAGTTGTAGGTGACTTAGGTTCATCAGGTAGAGTAGGAATTGGTGTAGAAGCATCTTCTATAGATGTAATCTCCTCCTCACTTAAGGTAGAAGAATCTGACTCAATTATTACACTAACTCTTGCTCCTGTTCCATCAATACCAAATATTAAAACTTCAGCATCTTCAAACTCCAAATCATCAGCAACACCAACAACTACCTTAGCATTATATGAATCTAAATCCTCTACTACAAAACTACCAGTCATAGAACCACTAATAATATCAGATGGTTTAATACCTGTTCCAAATAAAGTATATGATAATACAGTACCAAATGGAACATATTTTGTTTTAATAGTATATGTAATAAATTGTCCTTCTTTAACAGAAGATCTATCAGCATTTACTTGATATATTGGATTTGGAGTAATGACCTCATCAGTTGCAGTAGGTCCACTACTAATAGTGGTAGTTCCATCTTCATTATCAGTTACTGTAGTACCATTATCCATATCTGTAGGTGCATCTGCTTCTCCATACAAATCTTCTATATTTGGATTAACTGATGGGAATATAGGATTTGGACTAGATGGTTGATAAATTGAACCTATTCCAGATGGATAATCTTTAATATCACTGTGATATTCTATTATAGTACATCTAGCAATACTTTTAGTAGCAATCGTCCTAACATTTGATGGAGTCTCTCTGAAGATCCTCATAAAGAAATCTTCAAAATTATCGTCCTTCTGATCTCTAAATGTTCTAACTTCAATTATCTTATCTGTTTCTCCAGGAGCAAACCCTAATAATCCACTCGTTTCTTGATAATCATAATCTTCTGTTGCTGTACCATCTCTAGTTGAATACTTTACACTAGATGCAACATCAATCTTCCCACGTCTCTTAACAACAAACTGAGCTATATCACCCTCAGCTACTGCAATATCCGCTATACTATAACTTATAGTTCTTTGAGGATTCTGAATACCACCAACAAATACAACTTCAGTCTCATCAAGTTTAGTACCACTAAATGCATCATCACATGTATACTGAGCCCAATCTTGTCCTGTAGCAGGGAACATATCATCTTCTATAGTACTAATTAAACCATCCAAGAAATCATCTTTTCTTTCTTCTACTTCACCCTTCAAACAATACTGAGTAGTATCACCACATCCCTTTCCAGGTCCACTACATTGAATACCAAGAAGATTTAGAACATAATTTATAGCCTCACCAATCATATTCAATGGACCTGCAATAGCACCAAGAATAGACTGAAGTGGTCCTAATATCTGCTCAAGAAGATTTTGCATCATAGAGTTAATCTTACTCAATAAACCTTGAACAAACTTATCAACTTGACATGCTGCTGTCTTATAAATGTTAAACAAATATCCAAAAATTAAATCCTCAAGAAACTCAGCAATACGATCTTCAAGTTCTGCCATAGCACAACCAAGTATATTAATATGATCATTAAAAAACTTAGTTACTGCACCAAGAGAATTACCAAGAGGGTCGGGTCTTAAAAGTAAATTTGTTAGTTTCTCTACTGCCCATTTAATTTTTTCAACAACGAACCCCTTAATAGAAGCAATGAATGTACGTATTACACGTATAGCTTTATTAATATACTTCCTACCTATCTTCTTAGCATCATAGAGTTTACCAGAAACCTTTCCAACTAAGTAATCACCTAACTTCCCATTATTTCTCTGGGTTTCATATAACATCTGACTAAAGATCTTCTTCATAGTACCCTTCAACTGGGTCTCTTTACCACACTTATCAGCAATGTCTATACAAATATTAGTTCCAGCTGGATTAGTAGAAGTTGCTGGTCCATCCTTTACCTCTTGAAGTACTGTTTCTTCTTTGGTTTCATTATGTCCAGCACCTGTACGAGTTGGTTCTGCTCCATTTCCATTACCTAAAGATGTTTCTTCTTCATTTGATGGTTGTTCAAGCTCTCTGATATTCTCAGGGTCTTTATATGTGGTAAATGATAAACATTTTTTATCTGGTTCATCAAGTTCTTCATCCTTTTCAGACTTAGACTCAGGAACCCTACCAATACTACCCATGATAAATGGTTGCTGTTGATCTCTATCTAAGAAGAAACCAACAACCCAACATCCAGGTGTAAACTGAGTGGTAACAGATGTTATTCCACCAACATTATGAGGATAATGTGGAGATGCCATAACACCAGCCCACGGCAAATCCTCAGACTTTACACTATCACAAGTCTGAGGATGCAATCCAATGATTCTTACTTTCCACCTATCACCAAACTTAGGGTCTGAAGACCGAGTAGATTCAATCTGACCGATCCACCATTGGAATCCGTCAGATCCTATCTGAACTTTTGGATATAGGCTACTAAGTGAAGAATCAGTCATCGTATACTAAACATTCAGGCTCGTCAGGGTTTTGATCACAGAACAGTTCTAAGCAGTTTGGATCATGGTGATCTCCTGCTTCAATCTCATCGTGATGATGCTCTTCATATTCTATTAGATCATGTAACTCCTCTTTAGCATGTCTGCGAGCAGCAGGTGATACTGTAGGATCATTAATGATCTCTTTGTCTTTTTTAATGTGGGCTTCTATAGATTCCATATAAGTTACCTATTGTACGTTACTTTCTCTTTCCTTAATTCCATAAGAATCTCTAATCAAATCTAACACAGTATGTACAGTCTGATCTAGCACGTTAAATTGATGATTGAGTTTTTTAATTAAGTAAGTTCCACTGTGTTCTGGATCATACTGCTCATCATCTCTAGCTTGATCTGGTAATTGATTAGGTATTCTAATTTCAATTAAGTCACCAGCAGATAGATATAATTGACCAGTAAGAGAAATGGTCAACTGCTGGTTAAACATTATACCAGCTCTCGCAACAGATTGCGATAAGTAATCCATCTGATTGTCAGTGTATTCAAACGTAGAGTCACGATTATCATCAGTAGAGTCGGCAATACCTTCTCCCATATTCCAATTTTCGTGATTGACTACGGTTGACATCACTCGTGTTGGATACTGAGATAGTGTTTTTTGTCCTACTGGTAGGTCTGTTTGACTTCCCAAGTGAACCATTTCTTCCCATGTATCCTCTAAAGAATAGACACGCTCCGTATATTTGCCAGTATTTATGTTGAAAAAGCAGCATATGGAAGAATATGCTCCTTCCCTCAATTTCTTCATCATATTGATTTCTTGCTCAAATACAACCTCCTGAATTTTATACAATGATTCAAAATCAACTTTACCAGGTAACCATTTAAACTCCTCTTTAGTTTTTGGTTCAGCAGAAACTAACCCATCAATAGATTTAAAAACATACCCATTATAGGTTTCAAAGAACAAATATCCAGCAGTACCTTTTGCTTTCTCTACTGACTCAACATCAATATCAGTCTTATTCTCAGTAGAATCTGCTTCAGCACCACTAGCACTATTTGCATTCATGGTCTTATATGTTTTTGCTGGTACAGCTTTGGTCTGTAATGATCTAATCAAAGAAAATGGACTCTTCTTTGTCGGAACTATCTTAACATGTGATCTACTTTCTTCAATAAAATCTTCTTTAAATTCGGTATTTAAATAAGTTTTCATTACATTCCTAACTACCTCAGAAATTTCTCCTTCCTGAGTAGCATTTACACGAAGACCTTCATTAAATAATCCTTGCTCTGATATCAATCCCAGAGTATACATCTGCCTTCTATCTTGAGTTGCCCTATTAGCTACTGTCCATACACGAAAATTATATTCATATTCTTCATCTTGAATAGACTCAACCTTAATGACAACTTTTTCAAATCCTTGTATAGGCATAGATGATATAAAGTTCTCTGCATTATCAAGAACAACCATAGTAGCACTAACTGTTGGCAACATGATATCCTCATAATACTGAAAATGTGTTACCAAAGACATTATATTGGCAAAAACAGTCTCAGCATCTCTAGCTTTATATAATTCTATAGACCTAAGCTTAAAACTAGCTGCGTAATTTTTTTCCGATTTAGCTTTTGCCATATTTAACCGTATGCACCAGGATAAAAATCATCCATACCCGAATCACCACTTTGTTGTATATAACTTTGATCTGGTATATTCTCGTTATCTACATCCTGATCATTATTTATTATTGTAGGTTCAGAGACATCTCCTCCTTCTCTCATTTCCATTTTAGTAAAGATATTCTCTTTTGAACTAGAATCTAATTCTCTTGACCTCTCTATAAAGTGTAAGTTATTTTCCAAAGTCTCCCTTTCAAGTTTGAAACTATTATGGCTCAGATTTCCTTCTAATGTACCATCTGCTAACGGTGCTGGATTCATCAATTCATTGAGTATCAGTCCAACAAAACCACCTCTCACAGATCCTAGAGTTCTCATTGCTCTCAAAGGTCTTTCTACTGCTTGTCTAATTGCAGGTGTTGGACCTGTTCCTCTCATTTCTGGATCAAGGAAAGCTTTCCAAGGACGTAAAGACTTCCAATCAGTTTTACCACTCTTGAACGCACGATTAGAATGAGTCATTTGACTTGCATCATCTGCCATCAAACTTCCTCTACCAAACCAACGTGCAGTATTCTCACTAGGAACTCTTACATTCCTTCCTCTATTCCACCAGTTCTTAGCACCTTCAAACCAATTCTTTTTGGTAGTAGAATTCTTTATAATAGTATCATTCTTAGGAATTACCATACCTGTCTTACTCTCTACTGGAGATGTGATATCACTCTTAGTAGTATCTTCTTTATTATCATCATCCTCTTCAGGTTCAGGGTCAGGTTGATCTCTCTTAAAAAGATCAACAATAGATTGCCACCAAGGCTTCTTAGTTTTACTAGTTCTAAAGTTCTGAGTTTCTTCTCTTCTCTTGTTTTCATCCTCTTGAGAAGAAGCAGTTTTCATTACATTATTTGTAATTGAATTATTAACACCAAATGCACTTGCTACTGGTTCAGCAATAGATTTTATATTTGCTGCTTGTTGTCCAAAAATAGGATTACCAGTTATAGATTTACCAAGCATGTGCATCAAAGCAATACCAGTTGTTTTAAATGGTAGTTCCATTGCCTTAAGAATATTCTTAGACCTATCAACCATACTCATAGAAGACTTACTACCTGACGATCTATTAATATTAGTAATCCGTGGACTCATATTATTAGAATTATCCCCTTTAGGGAAATTCATATTCATGTTAATGGGTGTTTCTGATGCTAATTGCTCACCTTGTGTGAAGTTATTATCCAATGGAGTAATTAACTCATCACCATGAAGCTTAGCCCAGTAACCACTATCAGGACCAGAAGCAATACCACCTCTAGCAAAACCTGATCCATCCTCACCCTCATTTCTAGGTAAATCATCTTGTTGAGAGTCTACATTCTCTAGAAAATCCTCCAATTCAGAAGCCTTTAATCTATCTTGAAACTCTCTTTCATCTTCGTCTATCTTCTGTGCTACCTTACCACTCCAATCTTCTGCTCTCTTTTCTGCTGCTACCTCCAACTCTCTTGATTCTTCTCTATCCTCCCGTTTTTGTTGTAAGAAAGTTTGATCTCTAAGAGCAGCGATAATTTGATCTAATTTATTCTCAATAACATCATTACTAACCTCCAATTGCTTATGAAGATTTAATACACCATCCTTAACTGTTATTACTGCTTCTTCTGCATCATTCAACCTTTTTCTAACAGAATCTAGACTAGAACTTAAAGATAATGCTACTGCTGCTAAGAATTGACCAAGTTTTTCATCATGGACTTTTACTCCTTGATTAGATCTTACTCTATCTGGTGATATACCAGTAACTCCAGATAATTGTTGAGTTAAAGGAGAAGGTGGAGTCTGACCAGTTGCTACTCTAAATCTTCTTTCTTCTAGACTTGCAAGTTTTTGATACTCTGGAAGGAGTCTCATTTTCATTGGATCTACAGTATCTTTACCAAGTCCCATTAATGGATCCACTATACCTTGACCTCTTGCAAGATAAGACTCATTTATTTCTGGAGCTCTATATCTCATAAATGAAGGTAATCCAGAAGTAGCACCCTCAGCTAATCCTTGAGCAAAAAACTCGCCCTTACTAAGCATTGGATCAACACCATACTGTTTAGCCAATGCCAATGCCTGTGCTTTCTTACTACCACCAGCAGTTGCAGCTGCAAGAACAAGATCTGCTATAGAACTTGTTAAAGAAGTTGAAAGATCTCCAGAAAATGTCTTAGATGCTGATGCCATACTAACCTGCTAAAGAGTATAATTTATATTTGTTTGCCCAATCATTATTACCACGAGGAATACCACCACCCAAAGGAGCATCATTGTTTCTAACATATGTATTATTGTTCATTATAATAACTGGAGAAATACCACCAGATGAATCTAAAATATCTTCAGTTTCAAAGCTTGTACTATTAAGTTGACTAATCTTACGATCTTGAATTGGTGTAAACTTCAATTCCTCTAGGAATTTATTATAAAGGTTTAAAGAATCTTGCAAGGATCTATTAGTTTGTCCATAAAAAGGTCCAAGACCAGACCATTCTTTATTGAGTTCACCAATTCCTTCAAGAGTCAAAGGTTCAGAGACATCTATACCTCTCTTCCTCTTAGCAAGATCCATCATCAACTGTAACTGCAACTCCTTGTTAAAGGTTATCTCATTAGGATCAAACTCTTTACCTTGAGCAGCATACATTTCTCTAGCTTGCTCTAAAGGATTCATAAATTGACCTACACCCACAGCAGCAGATGTTATATCACCATAAGTTGCCTCTCCAGATTCCAATCTCCTAGTCTGTTCATCAAATACTTCCTGAAGAGTCATAGAAGCCACATCCATATCAGTTCTTCCACCAAACCAAGTATTATAAGAATCTGGACCTTTACTCTCTACATGCCTTATCAATTTTAAGAAGGCAAGTTCTTCTAGATCAGTTATTTGACCTGTTATTGTAGTTTTTGGTTCTACTTCTTTAGGTTTTCTCTTCCACCCTAACCACTTCGGTCCCCAATACCCATCATCCTTACGACCCCAGACTATATCTCTAACAGCACTCACAGTGCCACCAATAAATTCTGTAATACCGAAATCTGGAAGAGGAATACCAAATATCCTCCAAGGTTCTTTAACAGGATCAACAGGGTCTGGTTCCCCAGGTAACGGTGGTAATGATGGAATTACTTCAGATACTAAATTACTCCTACTTATAGTATTATTAGAGAAAGCTTTAGATATATTACCAATATCAGGTCTAATATTCAAATTCTCTACGGGTATATGACCCAACCCAGAAGATCTTATCTCTGCATTCACTTCTGGTGCAATACCAGCAGCAGATGCAATAAGTGCAGCAGAAGAAACAACACTCCTTTCAAAGAAATTATTCATAAATGATGGTTGCAATCTAGTACCAGTCTCATACTGATCTGGACTAACTCCCAATGCATCGCTAACATAATCTGATATATTTTTATCACTAGGAAGTTTAGTAGGAAGTCCAACACCACCAACACCTATAATACGCAAATTTGGTTCAATATGTTTATTATAAGCAGCTCTATCAATATCACGAAAAACATCAAGTATAGTAAAAGCATATCCACCAATAGGTATTGCACCTCCCATTGATAAGAAAAATCCCTTAGGATCACCCATTGCAAGACGTGCAATACCTTCAACTAGACCATAACCTGTTTGGACAACTGGAACAGTTTTACCTGCAACCTTCGTTGATATCTTTGCTACTGTTTTTGGACCTAATTTCTTTGCTAAAGCATCAACTATTACTTTTGAAGAAAAAAGTCTACCAAGAATACCCATACCTCCTCTAGAAACAGCCTTTTTGGTTATTGCTTTTTTAGAGACATTTTTAGTTATTTTTCTTCCTGCACCAAATACTGCTTCTGTGGTAATTTTATTAGTAGCAACTTTTAACGCTGTATTTCTAGCAGTCTTTTTAAGAGCTCTAGAAGCACCAAACTTAAGTCCTATTGATCCACCACCTGATAAAACTTTAAATCCAAGACCAAATAATCTAAATGCAGCTCCAAGACCAGCCTGACTTAAATCACCACCAAATGTATTAGCAGCTTTCTTTGAACCAAAATCTTCATTTCTTAGTTCCATCCCAAGTTCTTCTTCTTCTACATCTAACCTTTTGCTATTATCTACTTCTCTCTTCTCTCTATCTTGAAAAAGACTCAATAATTCATCAAATTTACTCTCCATCAACTCATTCTGGTTTAAAACCAATTTTTGAGTATTTACAATTCCCTCACCAATAAACAATATCTGATCTGATAATTTACCTACCTTACCCTCAGTCTGAAGTATACTAGAATCAAGTTCAGTCCCAAAAACCTTAGAAATATAAGATTTTAGATCAGTATCTTTAGTAGTAGATACACTATCATCAGTGTCTTTGCTTAATAATTTACGTGCAGCATTTTTAACCTCTGGAGATGCCTTAGACTTTTCAATCTCCTTTACTTGTCTATAATTATCAATAGCATCAGAAATTTTACCAACTATTGCTGTTGATAAATCTCCTGAATATGTCTTGGTTGCTGATGCCACTAGTTACGTTTTGCTGCTTCTTGTTTTTGTTTGACTTCATCTAAGTATTGCATTAGAAGAGTAGTATAAACTTCTCTCTCCCAAGGCATCCAATTCTCAATCTCAGTCAAGCTATATTTATGGTACTGCATCAAGGCAAAGTTGAGTCTAAAGTACCCCTCCAAACTATTTTGGAAGAGTGCTATGCGAAAAAACTCTGTAATCCCTCAATCGTGTACTCAGATTCCTTACCAGTATTAGGGTTTTTTACCTTAAAGGTATGACTAAGCTTAGGACAAGTAACATAGAATTGTTGTATCTTTTCAAATTGCTTAGTAGTCAAACTATCAACAAATGTGCGGAATTCCTTCTTAGAAGTCGTTGTCTTATCAAATACCTCATCTTCAGTGAAAATCTGATCTATAGAATCTGCAATAAAGTCATATACCTCTTCAGTCTTCATTTCTTTCTGTAGAAACTCCCTATCCACAAATTGCTGCATACTAGGATATCTCATAATAATACCCATATCATCACCAAGTTGAATCTTGGTATCATGACCTTCTGGTTTAAAAACCTCAACATCATTAATATCAATAAATGCTTCTACTTTTGTCTCATTATCATCTTGACAAGTTACTGTCAAAGTAATTAATTCTCCAATAGATGCTCCTCTAATCTTCAAAAAGAGATATTCCAAATCAAAACTAGGTAACTGATCTACCTTAATTCGTGAAATAACGCAATTTTTGATTAAATCCTTAACTGCGTTAAGAACCTCTTTTTCATCCTGTGTCTCAAGTGCCAATAAAAGTACCTTTTCCTCTTTTACAAGAAATGGACGATATTTGACGGTTTTCCCTGTGGATGGTAATTCAAGCTCAAATGTGGGATAACCTACCTTTGGTAATGCCATAAAAATAACTTCAAGTCGTATATTTATATATAGCGACTTTTTCAAGCAAAAATATGCCGAGTAAATTTTTCGGGTTTTATGGAATCAAAAAGTGAATTTTGACACACTACATTACAGGATAGTATCTTACTCTATTATGATAGGGTATTTCTCCAGGCTTTAGATGTCCACCTTCTTGCATGAATTTATCATGATCATAATCTTCCAATTGTTGTTTTACTACTGCTGGTGGAGTCCATCTTTCTCTATTAATACCTGCTACTGGATCCCATCCTTGACCCTTAGCACCTTCCATTGGATCATATCCACCGTTAACATTACCATATCTAACAGTATGCCTTGAATAATAAAAACTGACATTAACCCTTGCTATCTGAGATGTTCCATAAGATAAAGGAACAGCATCAATAGAATATGGATAAAAATTCTCTAAAAGATAAGTTATAGGAGCTCTTTCATTAGATTTATTACGTCCAGTCTCTGATTTTATGATCCTACATGTACAAGTATAATCATCCATGAACTGCATTCTATTAGCACGAGTCTCAGGTTCTGGTTTTAATGCTCCTCTAGCCGTTTCCATTGTTCCATCATATCCTCCCATTTTTTCACTATAAATGAAATCATACCAAGCAGTGAAAAATTTTAATGCTGTTACATTAGCATCAAGTAAGAATCCTAGTCCAACATCAGTAAATATCCTAGTGTGTGGATAAGATACACTACCCTCACCTAAATATCTACCATTTATTTGTCCTACAGCAGATTGAACATTAGGTAATTGTGCCTCATCACAAAACATCTCAACAACATCTTTATTAAATGATGAATAGAAAGTTTTAGCAAATGGTCTTTCTGGTGTTTTAAAATCAAATTGAACATCAAAACCAGTAGTAAGGGACATTCCTCCCCTAGTACTGATCTTCTCCATAAAGTCATTAATCTTTGTAACTGTTGCCACTCTAAATATAAATGTTGGATTCTATATTATATATGGCATATAAAGGAGTTTATAAACCAGTAAATCCCAGAAAATATCGTGGGAATCCCACTAATATAGTTTATAGGTCACTCTGGGAACGTAAATATATGGTCTATTGTGACCATACTCCATCAATAATTGAGTGGGGAAGTGAAACTGTAATAATACCTTACCGTTCACCCATAGACAAGCGTTTCCATAGATATTATCCCGATTTTTACATAAAAGTTCTTAATAAAAATGGAACACTTGATAAGTACATAATAGAAATTAAACCAAAGAAACAAACTAAACCCCCACATGGTAAGGATAAAAGAACCAAAGCCTATAGGAACGCTGTTTTAACATTCGCTAAGAATTCTGCAAAATGGAATGCTGCGGAAAACTACTGTGACGATAGGCAGATGAAATTTTTAATACTCACAGAGGATCACTTAGCGGTATGAAACAATGGCAGCAGGATTTAAAGACATCCAAGCCCCAGAGCTTAAGGATGACGCAGGTTATGAAACTATATTTGAAAAAGTAAAAGAAGAAGCAGGTGGAGAAGTAAAAAACTACCTATGGTATAGGAATGCAGTCAGAAAATATGCATTAAGAATTAATGACAACCCAGAAAGATTAATACGAGATGAAATACAAGATCGGATGGGTGCAGAAGAACAAGAAGATGAAAATCAAATAAGAAGATGGGCTGTCTCAGGACACATGTATCTCTTTGAATACAAAGCAAAAACTGCTAAGAAACTACCATATTATGATACATTTCCGCTTGTTTATGTAATTAAAGCAACTAGGCATGAGTTCTGGGGATTGAACCTACATTACTTGACACCAAAGAGAAGAGCATGGGTTGTAAAGAGGTTATTTGAAGGAAGAATTGATGCACCACGGAAATGCTTCCATAAATACTTAACTAGTTATGTTGACGGTTACTTTCTTGATCTAGCTGCCGTTGAATGGGCTACTGCTATTCTATTACCAATAGAAAACTTTGTCCACACAACCAAGACCCAACGTGGATTACAATCCTATCCAAAAGAAGTTGTTTGGGATGAAATCAATGAAGATTTTTATAATAAGATCAAACAAAAAAGAATCATCCGTGGTTATGGTAAAGCACAGGATAAAACTATGGTAGAAAAATAATATGGATAATTTAGGACTAGACCCATTTAAAGATCCATATGGGCGAACGAAAGAAGTCAAAGCTGCCTATATTGATGATCCAAACACTCTTGATGGTGCAAGACCTGATACTAACACACTAAGGTATCCTAACGACACATACCTTGGTGAGGATACTGATTATGTTTTCTTTCAATTTGGTAAATACAATCCACCTTTCGGTAAACAATACGCAAAGGATGTTATGGGTGGAAATAGTAAATTCCAAGATGGTACAGGTGGTACAAAGAAAAAGATGAAGTATACTCAAGAACAACAGTATGCACCTAGTACCTATGATTTATACCAAGACTCAACAGACTTAGAAATCAAAGGACCATCAATCATATTACCTATGCCACAGGATTTAGGTAATGAATTTGCACAAACATGGCAAGGTAAACAGTTCAGTGGAGTAGGAAGAGCAGCAATAGCATCTTTAGCTGGAGCAAACATGAACTTCGCTAACAAGAAAATAAAAGATGCTAGTGCTAACTGGAAATCTTTCCAGACTGCACTAACTAAATCTGGATTGAACAACCTTCCTGGAGTTGGTGGTAACTTAGAATTCAATGATATATCTGGTTCTACAAGAGGAATCGTTATGAATCCTAACACAGAACTTTTATATGATTCACCAGAGTTAAGAGAAATTGGAATGACATGGAAGTTAGTACCAAAGAATATAAAAGAAGCAAGAATAGTCAAATCAATAGTCAATGCATTTAGAGATGCATCACTACCATCATACGGAGATAAGGATAATCCCATGCCAGATTGGGGTAGAGCAGAAGGTTATGGTGGTGGTGATCTACGTAAAGGTTATAACGACCCTGATAAATCAGACACTTACGTATTATCAGGAGAAAACTTTGTCCATGTTCCTTGGTTATGTAAGTTCACTTTTATGAATGGAAACGAAACACACTATCATGTTGCTCAGTTTAAACCATGTGCAATAAGTAAAGTACGTGTTAGTTATACTCCCGATGGAATGTATTCTACATACAGTGATGGATCTCCTGTTGCGACAGAATTATCATTAAACTTTATAGAAAGCAAACTTATATTCAAAGGAGAGGTTGCCAAAGGATACTAATGTACTTCACCACACTACCAGACATACAATACGATACTAAACCTATCAGTTATCCATTCTCAGAATCTGATTATACTATTGCAAAGAATTTCTTTCGTAGGTATCAGATAAACAAAGATGTGTTTGGATATGCTACCTACTATAAAAAATATGCTGTCAATGAAGGTGTTAAAATTGAAACTATTGCAGCAGATTACTATGGAGATCCATCATATGATTGGATTATTATCCTAACCAATAACTATATCAATCCACAGTTCTCATTCCCATTAGATAACTGGACTCTAAAAAAAGTAGTAGAAGATAGGTACGGTGTAGATGAAGCTTATGGTATACACCACTATGAAACAAAAGAAGTTAAATCAGGTGATACTCTTGATGGTCTTGATATAATAGCATTAGAAGGTGGACTGACAGTAGACAAAAACTTCTACGATTCTACATTTACATACTGGAATGGTACTGAATCAATAACTGTTCCTGGTAACACAGTATCAGAAGCAATTAGTAATTGGGATCATGAGATAAGAGAGAACGAAAAGAAGAGAGAAATATATCTATTAAAGAAACCATTAAAAGAAAGATTCGTCAACGAATTTAAAACAAATACATTATATGGAAGGTCATCAGATTTTATTAGTAAGAGATTAAAATCTACTGGATCTTAGTGCGACTTTTTGACACAAAAAAACCCCCGAAATTTTTTCGGGAGTTTATGTAATTGACTTTTCAATTTTGCTGTGCTATACAGGTGGTTGTGATGTAGCATGTAGTACCACGTGTCCTTCATAAACAGGAGGCTCTTTGTGGTGGTTGCAATCACAGATCAACTGATCAATCTTAGACTCAAGATTGTGTAGATGTTCTAGTACATGATCTAATCTAGCATCAGGTGCATGTGCATGTGGCATGTTGTCTACATGGAAATCAACATTAGCAGCATAGTCATGGTTATCAGGAGGAACAGTGAATGTTCCTTCTGCTGCTGTAGTATCAATGTTAATATTTGTAGCAGCAGTAGTATCCTCTGGATATAAACCAGCAGGTGTAGTATAAGTTACGTCTGTGCCTGGTACTACTGAGTCTGGAAGTCCAGCACCA